AATATACCCTTTATTGAAGTCATTATAGTATAAAACGCAAGGTGATGTTAGTTGTGGATGTGCTTCTTCTGCCAAAGAAATTAAATCAATAAAGCATTTATCTGCTTTAGGTAGTTGAGCTAGCTGCTCTTTAGTTTCCGCTATAAAATACATAACATTTATTTGCTAGAAGCATACTACATACTTCCCGAAATAGCAACAGGAGTAGTAAGTTTTGCAAATTTTGTATAATCCTCACCTATAAAAGCTTTCAAGCCAACAAAATTTACAGCAGCAGCTTCTGTAGTTCTCTTATTAGTATCATAAACGCCACCTACAATTTGATATTGAGACAATCTAGTACTACGAAGTGGACCAGTTAATTGCCAAAGAATACTCGTACTTAAATATCCTAAGCTAGTATTTGATACTTCTCCGTTTTGGATTTTAGTCCAATCTGTTTGTGATATTTCTATTACATAGCCAGGTCCTGTTACATACTTAGCAAAATACCTTGTAAAATAACCTCTTGCGTAATCTGTTGGAAGCGGTGTTGGATAGTAAGGAGTTAAAGTAGTTAATTCAAGATCAGATTGTGTTAAACTTTGATTTAGAGGTAAAGTGGCAGCAGCATAGCTACTTTGTGCTGCGGTAAAGCCGGTAGTATTTGCTGTTATTGGAGTTAAGGGTTCGTTAGTACCAATCGCAGGATTTATTCCTGTGTAAGTTTTGCCGTCAGACGTAATATAATACTTACCAGTGTAGCTTGTACCATTAGGCAAAGCAAATTCATTGCCTCTTGTATAGAGATTTTGTTTTATTTGTGTCTGTGGGTAATATCTTAGTGCCATATTAACTTAAAAATAATTGACTTTCTTGTTTTCTTCTAGCTATTAGTCCACCAGCTACATTACCAGTAGCTTTTACAGTAAGTCCATAACCAGCAATTATAGTGGCAGTACTTTGAGCACTCTGTCCTCCTTCTATACTTTGCCAGATAGGGCTGCTGCTTAAGTTACCAACTCCTAAATTATAACCTAAGCTAAGTAAAGCTACTAGTTGTCCATTTGTTAATTGTGTAGTTGCTTTTAAATTGTTTTTAACATAGGAAGAAACACTTGCAACTTCAGCGTGAATTTCAGCATCTGCTTGAGATACTGTTATACTGTCTCCTAATGCAACCGCCTGTCCTTTTTTAACTCCAGTATTGTAGTTTGTTGTTCCCCATCCAATAGTTGGAATATCACCTCCACTTGTATAAGCATATACTAATGTAGTTTGAGATGAGTTGCTTGGAAGTTCTACATAAGCTCCTTTTTTTGCTGAGTACAACTTTTCTTGGTTTTTAATAAAGTTGACTGCGTCTTCAATAATATTTCCTGTTAAAGCTGACCCTGCTTTTGTTGGATTAGCAACTGCTGTTTGTTGTGCTGTGTTATTTGTGGTTGCTCTTTGCTGATCAGTTCTTAGCTTAATCATTTGACCCTTAATTCTAGTTAACCATTCATTGCTTTGAATAGTGTGTGTTAAACCGGTTACTATAAATCCAACTTTAGAAAAACTTTTTCCATTACCAGTAGTTTCTCTAAGTGAGATGGGTAATCTGTTCGCTGGAATTGTAAAACCATTTCCCATTATAATACCACTAACACCATCTAATGTCATTTCCAGGTCAGCAGGAATAAATGGAGCTGCCGAAGTAACAGGATCGTCTGATTTAACATGAGACATGCGTTCAATATAATAGTTTTTTGCCATTTGTATTTTTTCAGGATCTAAGTAAAAATTACTATAAACATTAATTACGTGTTGATTAAATAAAGCAGCTAGTTTTTGGTTATTTGATTCTCCCTTATTTGGAGTTTCTCCGTTTACATTTTTACTAACATTATTAACATTAGCTCCTGTTGGATTAGATGGATTTTGAACATAAGGTTTATACCTATCGGTATAGTGTTGGTTTAAATAACTCAAAGATGAGTGGTCAGTAGAGTTTACGGAATTTGTGTTAGCTTGTGCTGATATTGCTATCATACTAGCTAATTTGGTGGACATTACTGTCTTAAACTGAAACTGTCTTGTTAAGCTTAGGGTATTACCTTGAGCTCCAGAACCAAATACTGGCAATTCACCTGATAGTATTGGTTCATGCTGTAAGCGATCTAAAAAAGCAGCTTGATTTAGTAAAGAAGGTTCACTGCTTAAATTAGGTACCCATTGATCGTCTTGTATTTGAATTGTGTTTGTGTCATCCCTATAGGCAACTCTAAATAAATTTGTATTTCCTAAACATTTATTTATATCACTCATAATATGTTCTAAGAAAGGTTGCAAGATTACAGCGTTATGTGGATCGTTACTGGTAAAACTTTTTAAAGTATTTAATAGATATTCAACTCTTAACAATATATTCATTGTTTTACCTTGATTATTATTTGAGTTTGCTTTATCTCCTGTTTTAAAAGTTAAGCCTTTACCATCTCCGTATAAATCCGTACTAAGCACATTTTCAGATTCAGGTTTAAATAGTGCAGGATCTTTAAATAAATCGGTATTAACATCGGTTGGAAATATTGCTTTATACTCACCATTAGAGCAGTTAAAAGGTATTAGACAAGTTGTAGGATCTACTGATAACTGCTGTTGGGAGGTCAAGCAAAAGTTTGTTTCTGGATTCAAGTCTATGTAGACGTAGGGACGTTTTTTTGTATCTGATGTTTGGTTGATCGTTGCTTCTGATTGTGTTGAATCATATATCATACACATATTATTTAAAAAAGCAATTAGGTAACCTAAAGTAATATAGACAGATTTACTTCTAGCATCCGTAATATTGTCTGGACCATTTTGTGCATAGTTAACAACGTAGGCATTACTCATAGCTTTGAAGTCAACGTAAGGAATATTAGGATAAAGCGTCGGATTATTCATTAAGTTGCTGTTAAACCCTTTTTTAGCATAAGCCACTAAATCAAACTTTCCACGTAAGACAGCATCTATACTTTCTTTATTTAAATCACCAAATACTCCATTTAGCGAACCTTGTGCATAAAATTTTTCTGTAATAAACTTACCTTTCTCACCATATAATGGCACTATAGTTACACCTTTTTTATCTATTGCTTGAAATTGTGCTTCACTTTGAACAAGCGTTAACATTGCGTCTAAAGCTGATGTGAAAGATTCAGCAGCTTCTGTTTGCACATTGTTAGCTTGGTTGACAGTACCATTAGTATCTCCTGTAGCTCCTGTGCCTGTTTCATTTGTATTTGGAGCATTATTGATTACGTTTGCAACGTCTTGAATAAAGCCCGTATTATTTGTAGTAATACCCCAGGTAACATTTACAGTTTTAGTAAGGGTGCCGCCTTGCTCTTTAACACTGCCAAGGTTATTATTTATAATACTTTTTTTCTTTTCGTCAGTTAGGCCGGGAATACTTAAAACAACATTTTCTATTGGTGTAGTAAAGCTTCCTTTTACTTCTATGTCATCTTTACCCTTTTTTTCAATTGAAGTTAGCTGCATTTGGCTGTTATTAGCTTCCCAATTTTGAAGTGCGTCTAATAATTGCTGCTTTGTTGGTATAAAAAGAGCGTTGTCTCTAGGCGTATCCACTTGCCAACCCAAACCAAAATATACATTTTTTGTATTTGTTCCATACGTTCCTACGTTTTCAAACTCGTATGTAACTCCAAACTTCCAATATTTTGTAGGTAAAACATCAAATAAGGCAACCGTAGTTTTATCATAAACTCCCCCATTGTTAGTTATGTATCCTTGCGTCTTATAATCAAGGAACCTAGCTAAAAGAGAATTTTGATAACTAACGTCGCTAAGTGTGTAAGGCTTACCCTTCGAATCTACATAATCTCCTTTAATATAAATTTTAGATGGATAATTATCAATTCCTGTATTTATTAAACCAGTATCTACAATTACTTTACTGGAGGGTGTTACTCTAGTAAACTTGCCTACGGGATGGTTGCTTAACCATAAACCTCCAAATTTCGATTCTGCTGCTGCGTCGGTAGGAAAATTAACAAAGTAGTCTAGTTGTCCTAATTGTCCTGTTATACTAAGTTTAGAAAATGCAAAAGCTCCAAACTCTGCGTCAAATTGGTTTTGAGTAGTAGTATTATTAAAGTAATAATGAGCTAAGGCTATTTGATACAACTGAACGGAGTTTGTAGGAAGTGCTTCTAATGGAGCTTCTTGTTGTCCATTATTTTTTCTAGCTAAATCGTCTATTTCTTTTTGTAGTTTAGCAAGCTGTGCGTCATAATATGCATTTAGACCTTCCTGTACTCTTTTATACTCCTTAAGTAACCCTTGTGGTAATGTGTAAACTTGATTGATTTTCATAGAATCCATCACAGCGCCTAACCCTACTAATCTAACCATGCAGTCGTAACCACCATCTTGATTAAAAGACCAGTTGAAGTTAGAAACAATACCTAACATTCCATCGTAATTACCGCTAGTTTCGTTTACTTTTCGAGCAATGAGTTGTTGTACATCTTCTTTTCTTAAATTTGATACAAAAGGATCACCAATACCGTAGACTTCATTTGTAGTAAATATTCCTTTTGGTTCAAAGTCGTTTACTTTTGGATTTTTGCCATTTTTAAAATACTGAGTGTGTCCCCATTCAAGTAACATTGAGTATCCAAGTCTAAAATAAAGAGCTTCGATTATATTTAACTGGTCCATATTCCAAACCTTAAAATTAATCGTAGCTTGTCTTAAAGATCCTAATCTACCTGTAGTATCAATTGTTACAGATGTTAAGCCTGGCATAGGTCTGTAGCCTAATTCTTGTGTACCACCTAATCCATAAGCTCCGTTTGGACCTATTCCCTGTCTTAGAGTAATTCCGTTGCCATTTTGAATTGAAGTTCCCGCTTCTAGCACCCAGTTCTTTGCTAAGTCATCTCCTGTTTTATAAATGCTAGCATCTAAATTAAATTGTTTATAAAATTCGCTAAATGATGCTGCTGGTGGTGGAGCTACATAGGATGGTGAATATGGAATATTGCCCTGAAAATTGTTACCAACTTGTGGAACAATTGTATTAACATTAAAACCTGTAGCTGAGGATTGCATTACATAGTTTTTAGCTGGTGGTGGTGGTGTTATTTGCACCGAAGAAGTTAAGCGAGCCCACGCACTTTTATTTGCTAAAAATAATATTTGACTATTGGTTCTAATTCCATTATTATCTGCAGTATTCTGTCCAGCACTGTTATTATAAGCCCTAATCGAAAGCTGGCGCAATACGGTATCAGAAAAAGGAGCTCCAATAACATTCGATAACTTAGTAGCCATTATTTGTTAAGTTGTATGTATTTAAAACTGATGGAATATTGACAGGTACTCTTAGTTGCATACCAACTGGTGGGTAAATTGAATCGCCTGGTAAAGCGTTCGCTGATGCTATAACCCACCACAAACTAGAATCTTGGTAAAAATCTAAAGCTAGTAAATCTAATCTATCATCAACCGTTGTAATAAGATAATAGTCATTATTAGTGGGTTGAATTTCAGGATAAATGTTTGTCTGGTAATACAAACTACCTGTTCCGTTGTACTTAGTTACTGGTATGTTTTGATATCTTGATTGCATTGTTTAAAATTATTGTCCTCTATATATTGCATCTGAGGTAAGATATACTTGCGCTTCTGCTTTACTCATTTTAGATAATTTATCTAACTGACTACTAGAAAGAGTCCTAGATTTTATAGGTGCTTTTTGAAAGGAATCTTGCTTATTCATTGCTGTGGCATTTTTATCTTGAACTTGTTGCGGTGTTAGTTGAGTATTAGCTGGTAGTTGGTTGGGGAGTGTATTTGTTGGATTAGATGATAGTGTACTCTGTCCAGTAGATTTATCAATTATACCACCAACATACATAGTATTTGTATCGGCTCCAACATTTGCAATAAGTTGGACAGTTGGATCTTGTAACTTTACTTTTCTTGGTAATATATCCATAATTGGTTTAAAGCTACATTGTACAGTTACCGTCATAGGTAATTGTGCAACATCAGCTTCTGTCTTTCCTCCTAATACAATTTCCCAAGGAGTATTATTATTATCAATAGTCACATTTATAGTCTCTATAAAACCAGGTACTCTATAAAGATAGTCTCCAATTGTCAATCTAACAACGTTTCCGCGCATTAAATTATAAGTTGGAGAGTAGTCTGGGTATACTTGAGATATTAAATTATTTAACTTAGCGTACAATGGAGCCATTTCAGCTCTGGTCTGAGCAAACACTTTAAAACTAAATCCAATTGTTCTATCAAATCCTTGATAAGTTCTAAAAGTCTCACCTCTACCTAAATACTTAAAGGAGTTGAAGGATGCTTGATTTGAATCAGTTATTTGTCCATCAAAAAATGCTCTAAAGATTAAAGCCACAGAAAAGTCTGGGTTGTCGTTATCTATACACTCAAATGCAAATTTAATAATGTCTTTTGTATCGCTTCCACCAATAGTCCAAGGATCGTGTCCTGTACCTGTAGCGTTGTAATAAAAAGGACTAACTGTATTTAACTTATCAATTCCATTACCTTTTGAAATACGGTAATCTTTATTGTTGGAAGGAGCACCAGGATTACCTATACCTAAACCACCGTTTCCATTATAATTTTTAGCTATATTGTAAATTGTGTAGTTTTCTGAGGGTATAATTGGATCTCCATTATTTGTTTGAGCTCTAAAATCTTGGATTTTAGCATTCATTGGTGACAGCGCATTACCATTATCTCCACGAGTAGTTTGCTGAGCTATTTGTAGGTAAGTAAAAGCTGTAGTTGAATAGGCTTGAGTAACACCACCAACATAAAATCCATTAACTTCTGCAGGTGGAGTAGAAGCAGCGTCTGTGCTTTGAATAGTACCATCTGTGTTAGTAGCTCTTCTAATAATAGTACTACCAATTCCATAAACTGAACCAGGACCTCCTTGATAATTAAATAATTGATTTTGTATAGTTGAAATACCTAATCTATCTACTAAATCCGGATCGATCCCTACATTATTAATATTATTGGCGCCTACTTGGAAGTTTGTGTTAGGTAATAACTTAGTAGCTTTTAGAATAGTAAGTCTGTTTGTTGTCTCTGTGTTATTAGTACCTACAATATATTGATAGGTGCTTCGTGGACTTTCAAATAAAGTTGGCACTACACCTTGTCTATTAAAATGTGTACCGGTCCCCATTACACCTACCTGTGCTAAAGTATTATCAGGATTATACGCATTTGTTACAGGATATACTACACCCGTTGCTTGACCAATATTTTGTATATTGTTAAAAGATAGGCTACTTAAATTAATTAAATTCTGTACTTGTAATCTTGGATTAGATAATTGTAATCCAACTTGCTTTTGAATAAAAGCAGTACCGCGAGGAGTACTCTTTAAAAAAGCACTTATTCTTTCTTTGTCAAATATGCCTTGAGTAGTAACATAACTACCATTAACTAGAGATGTAATTGCTCCACCTCTAATAGGAAAATCTAAACTTGTTTGATTGAGAGTGTATAATTGTTTAACGTCGGGTGGTGTGTCAGGACCAGGAATAGGAAATTGCATGTAAGGTTGGCCACTATCTCCTCCCCCAGGTTCATCTAAACCGTATTTTAAGCTGGTTAAATTCGTTTTAAAATTAATTAGTGGCATTCTCTATAGTTTGTTACTTGCTTGTAAATAATCCAGGTAAGTTTTTTGTGGCGGAGCATTCTCGTAAACAGTATCGATTGGGTTTGTATAGGGTTTTATTACCGAGCTCACTACAGGATTTGCAGATGTTGTTACAGAAGCAACATTTGAAGGAGTACCTTCAAAAACTCCTGTGAGGTTAGTTTGACCTTGCTTACTAAATTTTGACTTTTGTATTTGATCTATTATCTGTGTCATAATTTTAATTTTTTTAATTACTTACTAATGAGTTGCTTGGCGAACTTGCGGTGTTAACTCAACTACTTTTGAAGTAAGGTGGTAGCCATCTATATTAAGTCCGACATTAACCGTTTGTGGTCCATAATTCATTGGTTGACCATTTCCTGTTTGTTGAACTGCTTGCTGACTTTTTGCAGCTTCTTTTTGAGCTCCTGCTTCTTTAGTTCCACTTACAGAATTAGATACAGCACCACCTAGATTAGCCCCTATAGATTGTATACTACTTCCAAGCTCAGCACTTCCACCTCTAGCTTCTGCAGCAATAGATTTCAATTGACTTCCAGTATCGCTGCTAAAAATGCTAACAAAACTTCCAAGACCTTCTAATAAGGTTGCAATAGCATTTCCAATCCACTTTATAAAACCGCCCAATCTATCTGTCAATCCAGTTATAAATGCATTAATTTTTTCTGGTTTGGTTAAGAAATCAAATAGGCCTGTGTTTTTTACGAAATCAACTACGGCTATTTTAATTCTTTCCATTATTTCGGTAAGCTTTTCTGCTGTGCTTACTTGTGTAAAAGTATTGTAGGCATCTTTACCTATCATGGCACTGATTTGCTCTTGTGTTTTTCCTTGCTTTTGTAATAATTCTATCTTTTCATTAAAAGTCTTAACATCTGTTGCTCCTAACTTAGTATACAACTCCTGCTTTTTTAATACATCTGCTAAACTATCTCTTGTCATACCAACAGAACCAGCAATTGCCTCTTGTTGGATTCTATTCATTTTTAGATAATTGTTTGCACTACCTATATTTTTAGTAATCTCTTGTGCAAGTGTTGCATTATCATTATTTAAAGCAGCTTCTCTAGCTCTTGTAAGATTCATATCTTTACCTGTCAAAACCTGTGCTTCCATCTCTTTGGAAATACTTCCTTCAAAGTCTAAAAAACTCCCTGCCGAACTATCTAATTGCTTTAATTCGAATCCAAGCGTTTTAGTAGCTAATACAGCGTTTGTAATTTTTTCTGGATACTTACTAAAAGTTAACCCCATTACACCAGATAGCTTAGAAGCTTCGCTCATAATGTCGTTAAACTTAAAACTAGTTCCTACTAATTTATTGAATCCACCAACAGTACCCATCACGCTTTGAGTTAACTTCTCCGCATTACGTCCTGTTATAATGGATGAATTAGCAATTTGTTGTCTTGACTCTGCTTCTAATCCTGCGATATCTCTTAACTTAACATCGTTTACTAAGATATCAGATCTTAACTGTGCATTGGTACCTAATTGCTTGTTTATTTCGATTTCAGATTGCAGTAATCTAGTTGAGTTAACAACTATGTTGCCACTAGCACTTGCAATACTATCAAATTTCTTTCTTAAATCATTAGCTGCGTCTGCTGAGATGTTTAGTGATCTACCAACTCTATAATTAGCTTGATCTATTCCAAGTACAGCGTCGGCAATTCCCTTAAACACTCCTAATAAACCACTTAACAAACCACCCACAAGAGGAATAGTTGCAGCAAGGTCTTTCATTCCACCTAATATACTTGTTGCACCTGCAGCATTTGCTTTACCGCCACCCATTCCTATTGAATCGCCGGTAAGTAAACCTGCTGCTTCTGCAAATGGAGCTACTATTGCTGCTCTTGCTTGGGTTTTAAGTTGATCCATAGGACCTTTAAGACCTGCTATGATTGCACCCAACTTTCCCATTTTTTCTAAATCATCCCCTCCTTTTCCACCACCTGTGCCACCACCTCCAGTTCCTCCACCACCACCTGCACCTCCTATTCCTCCACCTCCCGCAATACCGCCACCTGCGTTAGCACGTGCTATTTCTATTGATAGTTGTTTTTGTGCATTTGTCCTGAACATATCCCCTATCTTACTACCAAGATATCCACCTCTTTCGTTTTTAATTTTTTTAGCTAACTCTAATTCAGTCTTTGCACCTTTAGATTTAATATCATATTGTGACTTTAAATTACTAAGAGCAACTGCTTGTGTTTTTTCTTGTTCTTTTGCATCATCTGCTAACCTTTTAGCTAAGGATATCTCACTCTTGAGCTCTGCAGCTTTTTTAGCATATGCCTCTCTGTCTTTTTTATTTTTCTTTTCCCCAAAATTTGCAATATCTGCTTGAAGCTGTTGTTGCTTTTTTAAGCTATCAGATATAGTTTTCTGTGTGTTTCTATAATCTTCTATTTCTTTTAATTGCTTTTCGGTAAGTTTGCTCATAGCTTCCCCTACCTTCTGGGATTGTCTATCTCCCTCTTTAATTTCTAACTTCTTACGTAGAATGCTACTTAGAGTAAGATCCTCAGCTTGTAAAGCTTTTACTTTAGTTGGATCTCCTGCTTCACTAAGCCTTTCTTCTGCGGATTTTGGTTTATTTTCGGCCATAATAAGTTAACTCTTGTGTAAATAAATAGCTGTCTATCGCTTTTTTACTTTAGAAGTGTAGGTTGCTTTAGCTTGTTCTGGGGTTTGTATATTTGGCTTGGATATTAGAGGTTTATCAGCAGTAACCTTTTGTTGCTGTTCTTGTGCCTCTTGCATCTTCTCTAAATGCTCTGTAATAAATTTAATGTTAAGCCTTCTTTCACTTATAGGCATGTCCATAACTTCAGACCACGAAAAGCCACCGCCTCCGTGATAAGTTAGTTCGAATACTTCTCTTTTGTAGATTGGTCTATACTCAACTCCCGGGAAAAAAAAACTCCGCTGTTAGAGGTAAGCTTTGTTCGATTTCTTTACCACTTTGTAAAGTAAAATTGATTGTTAAATCAATATCTGGGGAGATACTTGTGATGTACGATCTTAGTGGATTAGAATCTTTGGAAATAAGGTAGTTGTCAACAAAATCTCTTACTGTTTTTTGGTCGTAATCACCGTTTACAGAGAGTATTTGCTTCTTTAAGCGTGTTGTAATCTCACCAGCTGTTAAATTAGCCTTTTTTAAACCTTTAATTTCAGCTTCAATCGCCTTTTCGTCCCCTACTGTAAGTAGCTTAAAGGTTATAGTATTCTTAGAATGGGGTAATTCAAAGGTAAATTCGTTCTTATTATTAAAAATGGTAGAATTTACCACTTTATCTTTTAAATCTTGTAAATCGATTGTAATCGTTTCTTTTACAGCATCCTCATTATCAGTATAATCGAAGTTGTAAGAGGAACCGTAAGCTAAAATACGAGCTGCTATTAATAAAGCATTTCTATCTCCTAAAATTAAATCATCATAGTTAATTGGAGATTTAATCAAAGATTGTAGCATTCTTTCAATTGCTAGTCCTTGTCTTAGTAAGTTAACGTTAGTTAAAATATCCTCTTCTCTAGCTGTCATGTACTTCATTTCAATAGTACCTGAAGAAAGTGGATTTGCGATGTCATAAACTTTACCTTGGGATGGTAATTCGATAGTTTCTGTAGGAAGTGTGAACTTTTCTGCCATAATCTTAATTTTGTTATATATTAATAAATATATACAATATAGGTTTTTTTGAATTATTTTCCAAATATGCGACGAATATATTTAAATCCTATTCCAATTAAATCGTAAATAATTAACATATAAACGATGTATCCAACTGTATAAGCTACTAAGGAATACTGAAAATAGGTTCCTAGTGATCCATAACCTTCGCCTTGAGATAAAAACCAAGCAAAAAAACAAAAACATAAAGCTGTAATTAAAGAACAAGCCAAAATGTTTAGTATAATTCCTATTATAGCACCTATAATAAATAACTGAACCCAGAATATTCGTATAAAAATACCTAGTAAAACCACTACAAGCGTAAAAAGTAAAAAATTTGCCATATTATCTGTTGTTTAGAGTATGAAGATACTACTAATTTACATTCTAGGCAACAAAAAAGCCACTTTTTTGGAGTGGCTTTCTTAAAAAGTAGTAATTTAATACGCAGTATCAATAATTTAATATACAATAATCCATTCCTATACTTAATTCAATTGTAATTGCGTCTTGGTTTGACCAGTCATAAGAACCAAAGTTTGATGTTTTAATAAAAGCACCTTTAATGATCCACTCCGATACTACATCACCCACTGGGCCTAAGATTGATAAGTTCAAATCTTTTTTGTAGAAGTCAGAATAACCATCACGGCCAGTTACTGATTCATGTGATAAACGAATCCACTCCATTACTGCTTGTTGACCTGAAGGAGATATTGGATTGTATAAATTTAAGGTCATGTCTTGCCACTCAGCCTTACCTTTAATCTTGCGGTAAACGTTGATGTGGTCGATTTTAACTTCATTTAAGTTGATGTTTGGTGCAGTTGCACTTTTAATCATGAATGAAGGGATACCGTCAATATACATGATGAAACGGTTCTGAACGGTTGGTTCAAAGGCCGTAAACATTATTTCGTTAGCGTCTAATACTGGCATTTTATTCTTTGTTTAATATAAATATCTGTTAATGCGAAACTTATCTTGGACCAAAAGTCTTTCTTGTATCAACACCAGTTCCTTGACCAGGTGTATTACCTGCTTGTCTGTCCATAGTTGCACTAATTCCTTGAGCTTTTTTGAAACTTTCTGGATGCTTCTTTTCCCACCACTTATGTAGTTGATTAATAATTGCTGGAGATACTCCTATTCCTGCTAAGCCTGCTAAAATAGATCCTACTGAAACCGCATCACCGCTACTACCAACTTGAGTAGTTAAGAAGTTTTGTAATTGGTTTAAGATTTCGCTTTCGTTTATAGATCCTTCTTCCATTTCATCTTCCTTATAAAGACCTTTTGCCATTTTTTCCTTAGATGACATTTTTTCATCCATTTTTTGCATCTTTTTAGTATCTGTTTGTGCATTTACTTCTTTGATCTTAGACATTTTTTTAGTAGCTGACTGTGCATCTATCTCTTCCATCTTTTGCATCTTATTAGTCATCTTTTCAGCTGCCTTATTTGCTTTAGGCATTTTAACTTCGGTGTATCCACCTAAAGCTTCTTTTGTCATTTTAGCTTCTGCTAAAACCTGCTTAGTAAGAGATTCAAATAATTGCTTAGATAAATGTAATCTAATCTTTGTGTTGTTTTTCATCTATTTTATTTTATCTTATGCGCCAAAAGTAACTCCAGTTGGCTCAATGTTAAAGTTTAATTGAATAAATTCTGCA